CCAGTGACTTGACCGACTTTTCCCAGTTCGCCTGCTCTTCGCGCGCCTTCTTGACCTTGTCTTCGTAATCCTTCGTCGCCTTCGCCGTCTCTTTTTTCTGCTCGGTCAGCAGCTTCAGCGTCGTCGCCGACACGCCAAACTGCCGGATCAGGTCCTCTTCACTCGCGCCCAGCGACCGCGCGGCCTCAATCTGCGCGATCGTCGTCGGCGTCAGCGCCTTAATCTTCTGCTGCTGCGCGGCCAGCTCACGCACGTAGTCGCGCACAATCTCGGTGCGCTTTTGCTCGACCGGCTGCGCGGCCTTCTCGGCGTCGATGCGCTCCTGCGTCAGCTTCAGCACGTAGCCCTGCGCGTCGCCGCCCGACTTCACCAGCATCTGATAATGCTGCCGCTGCCTGGCGTCGAGGTTCGCCAGCTCGTCGCGGGCCATCAAGTAATTACCAATGACGCCCTGGAACGCGGTCGTCACGTCACGCTTAAATTGCGTGTAGCGGTCGGCCGCGCGGTCGATGGCCTCCAGCTGCGCGTCGTTCGACTTCTTGATCGCGCCCGCAATGTTGTCCCAGCCCTCAGTAACGGCCGGCGCAATCTCTTTGTAAACCTTGCTGCCATACAGCTCGGCCCCGATGCGCGCCCGATCTTGGATGTCGTTGACCCCCTCCAGCGCGCGGAACACGCGCTTAAACTGCTCGTCGGGCGACAGGTCGCGCAGGTCGGCATAGGCGAGGCCCAGCTCGGTCAGCACGTCGGTGTTCGACGCGAGCCGCAGGCTGAGCTGGTAGCTGGCATTCGTCAGCACGTCGATTGACGTGCCGGTCTGCTCGGCCACGACCTGCATTTCCTGCAGCAGCGACAGCGAGAGCCCGGTCTTGTTCCGCAGGTCGGTCAGGACGCCCGCACTTTGAATCGCCGCCGCGCCGAAGTCGGCAATCGCGCCGACGGTGCGGTCAATCAGCGCAGACACCGAGAAGGCCGCCGCCATCTGCCCGATGGCCCCGGTGAAGCCCGACGTGACCTTCGACGCGAGGGACGTCTTCTCGGCGAGCGCGCCCGTACTGGTCGCGGCTCGCTGCGTCTCAGCGTTGAGCCGTGCGATTTCCGGGGGGGCCTCGAGGCCGAGCGCCTTCATCTTCGCGAGGGCCTCGCCCGTCGTGCGATTGACGCGGGCCATTTCGGCATCGGTCAGCTTGGACGCGCCGCCGATTTCCTGCACGGCCAGCGCGGCCGCTGAGGCCTCGCGAATAATGCGTTCACCAGAAAACGAATTGCCAACACGCGCGACGGTCCCAGCCGTGACACCCGCCGCTGACGCCATGCTGTCGAGCGAGCCCTGAGCGGCCTTGGCCTTCGCCATGAAGTCGCTGAAGTCGGCTCGGAATGTCGCTACGACTGCCACAGGCGGCCCCCGGGTAAACGATCGCGCTGCTCGTCCTGCAGCTGCTCGATCAAGACATCATAGACAGACAGCGGCAGGGCCTCGAAGTCCTGCCACGTCCATTGCATCAGTCGGCAGATGCCGAGCCCAGCGCGGACGTAGTCGCGGTAGGGTTTTCCCCGCGCGCGACCTCCTGCGCCTCGATATGCGCCCGCACCGCGGCCTCAATCCGCTCCCATGCGGGTCTCGCCAGACTGTCGACCGCCGACGCGCTGAAGGGCACCACGCGCCCGCTCTCATCGGTCAGGTTCCAGTCGACGATGTAGGCGATCGTGTTCGCCTTCCACAGCGCCGCGAGGTCCGGCTCGACCGTGCCGTTCGCCCGCACGCTCTTGACCAGCGACTGCTGCACGGCCATCGACTCGCCCACGGTCAGTTCACGCTTGACGGTCACGGTGTAGCCATCGCCCAAGTCGAGGTCGACGGTTGACGGCGCCACAAACCAGCGCACACTCTGCGGTTTCTTTTTCATCGCTGTCCCTTCGGCTGTGGCGGGCCGAGTGTCGCTGACACCTGCCCGCCGTTCACGGTAACGGATTCGACCGGATATCTCATTGTCTGACGCCCGACATACAGCAGCGCCGTCAGTGGCTGCTGCTGCAGTCGGTAGTCATCCTGCGACACCAGCGAGGCCTCGAGCGAGGCCCCGCCGGGATACGTCTCGAGACGCCACGGGCCGAACACACACGCGGGCAGATAGGCCCACCGCAGCTCACCCGTCGCGCCTCGGACGTGCATGCGACTAGTTGCGGCTCACGCCGCCATTGAAGACGAGGTTGCCGCTGATGCCGACCGCCCCGCCGACCGAGTCGTCGACCGACACGCTGGTCGGCCACACCTGTCCATACCAATACTTGGTCGCCGCGCTGGCCGACGGGTAGAGGTAGCAGGCGACGGTGCCGCTCGCCTGCGCCTGATCGAAGGCATCGAAGGGCACGTCGGCGTCATCGGCAAAGAAGCCGCTGAAGCTGGCCGTGGCCGACTTTACGCCCATGACGAACGACGACGCCGTGTCGCCCAAGCTGGTCACGTCGGCCGTGGCCTGCTCGATGTTGATCGTCCACTGCGTGAGATTGGCGACACTCTGCGCGCTGCCCGCATTGGTCGCCGACAGATACATGACGCCCCCGCGTCCGTGGTATTTCGGCATGGTCCTATCCTCCGTTGCGCGTCCATCGCGCGAGATCGTGCATCATCTGCTGTCCGCGAGCCGTCCAGGTCGCATCGGCCACGGCGGCCCGCGCCCCATACGCACACGCGCGACGCCGTGACGGATCGGCCAGCAGCCCACGTATCAGGGCCTCCGCCTCCGCTGGCGTGGAAAACGTCGGCATACTGTCACCGAATCGCTCGACCACTTCGGGCCGCGCATCGGTCACGACGCAGCAGCCCGCCGCGGCCATCTCGATCACACGCGGGTTGCATGATTCTGCCACGCGGCCCGCTGCCGGACGGCGAAAAAAGTTAATGGTGATCGCGGCCGTCTTCGCCAACGCGGCCAGCTGCTCGTTCGGCACGAGGCCGCCCTTGCAGTAGGCGCGCAGCGGTGACGCCTTCGCGATCAGCTCGGTCGTGCCGTAAAGGTGCAGGTCGATGCCCGTCCAGTCGATGGCCTCGAACCACGCAACCCGTTCGGGGAAGTAGCTGCCGCAGAACAGGACGTCACACGGCGCCACCTGCGCCGGCATGGTCACGTCATGCACGCCCGGTCGCCACGCGTGGGCCAGATACGCCACATTGCGGTTCACCTGCCGGAACATCTCGACGGCCGAGCGCTCGTTCGTCCAGACGCCGTCGACCATCGCCGCCAGCCGCAGCTCGTCGTCGAGGTCGTATGGGGTTTCGGTCGTCAGCAGCCACACCCGCAGGCCGGCGCGCTTCGCGAGCTCGATCTTGTCCGGCGGCAGGAACATGGCCGACACGACGATCACGTCGGTGCAGTGCTTCTCGAGCGCTCGCTCAATCAGGCCGGTCGTCGCCATGTGCAGCGTGTCGGCCGCCGAGGGCTTCGGCCACGCCTGCCCCTTCTGCTCCCGTCGCTGCTTGCGCCAGAGGTAATGCAGAAACGCATGCCAGCGCTCGATGCGGCCGTCCAGTCGCCATTCGACGATGTGCCCGTCAGCAGCCCGCAGGCCCTCGACGACGCCCTTATAAACATCGTGCGTCGCCCACGACGCGCCGGGATGACAGACCAGCGCCTTCATGCCGTCGGCTCCGCAATCAGCCGATACAGACCGCCGCGATGCTGATACCGCAGGTCGCGGTCCTCGTCAATCTCGACCGTCGCGATCCGCTCCTCGCGCTGCAGCAGCGTGAGCGTGTAGCCGGTAATGGTGAGACTGCCGTTCTGCAGCAGGGCCTGTATGCGGTCGGCGGCTGCCTGCACGCCCGATGCGCTCATGCTCTGCTGCACGGCCTTCACCAGATACAGCACCGACTCGAACGCCGCCTGTCGTCGCAACAGATACTGATCTTCGTGGGTCATCTGCTGCACGATGATAAACGGCTCTTCGACACCCTGCGGGGCCACTTCGCGGAACACGCCCCCTGGGGCCAGCCCGGTCAGCGTCGCATCGCCAGCGAGCTTGGCAATGAGGGCCGTGTCGATGGCTTGGCTACTCACCGATCAGCCCTCCACGCACGTCCGCGCCGGTCACGTCGCCCACCATCTGCACGAGGTCGCCGTAGAAGTCACGCCGCACCCGCGCCGCCACTTCGCCGACCACT